AATTACACATACTATTAGTAAGGATAAAAATATTAATAAGTCTAGCAAGGTAGATTATGAAAAAATAGGAGATGAAGGACACTATTGGATAGTTAAAAAGAATAATATAAAGTATTTGAAACATAAATTTAAGGATATTCCATTGGAAAAATACTAAATGAAAGCTATACTGCGAATTTTTAAGTATTGTAGAAAACGAATAATTGCTTTAAGTATTGAAAATAGGCAATTAAAATTACAAATAGAATATTTAAGGGCAGTATTAAATCAAGACGACAATACAAAGCATTGACACAATTAGAACACATTTTATATGGGAGAAAAAAGATTAAAGTTAAATTTAAAATCTTAACTAATCTCTATGGATATTATACTCCAAATAAAAATACACTTGTTATTGATAAAAGAGTTAAAGGTTTAAAATTATTTAATACTATAATGCACGAATTATTTCATATTATAATTGACTATGCTAATATTGATGTAAATGGTAGAGGAGAAGAACCTATTGCACAAGCTGTTGGAGATGGCTATGAGAAAGTATTTAAACAAAACCCTAAACTATGGACTCTACTGACTAAACTACTCAAAGTATGATACCATTCCCTTTGCTAGACAAAAAGTAGAGGGTTGGGATTCTTGGGGAAATGAGGTATAAATTAACATTATGAAAAGCGACATTAATAAGGCAATTAACACAGTTAAGCCTAAATCTATGGGTAGACCTAATAAAAAGGTAGATGAGAAAGTAATAGCAAATTTAAGCCAAATAGGTTGCACTCAAGAAGAAATAGGTTCTGTTGTAGGAATATCTGCTAGAACATTACAAAGAAGATTCTCCGATTTAGTAGAGAATAATAAAAACATTGGAAAAGCGAGTTTAAGAAAGAGAATGTGGAGTTCTGCTTTAAAAGGCAATCCAAATATGATGATCTGGTTATCTAAAAATTATCTAGGTATGAAAGATCGTACAGTTCAAGAAACTATTGTTGAACCTTTACCTTTAATTATTGAAGCTAAAGTTGAAGATGTGTAATGGCAAAACAAAATTTTTCATTTTATACTAAAAGAGATCAAAATAAGAAAAGACCACAAAGACATAAGAAAACTTTAAATAAGGCAGAAAAAAGACAAAAGAAAACAACAAGATATAAAGGACAAGGAAGATGAAACATTTAATAAAATTCATATATCATTGGTCAACCTACTTAACGAGTTGGTCATGGCAAAAACTATATGGAGATAGAAAAACAGGACTTGGATATAAAAACAATAAAGGGCAAGTCATGGATAATATATTTATTATTATCTTTAGCTGTTTAGGGTTTATGGTTCTTTTATCACTCTATATGTTAATGACTTTAAATTAAATTAAATCAACACTATAAGGAGATAACATGGAAATAATACAAACAATAGGAGAGAATATTAATCTCAAATTAAGATTAGAAAAAGAGAAGTTAAAAGAAGAACTAGAGCAAGTAAAGATTCAAAGAGATATAGCTTTAAGAAAATTAAAAAAAATAGAGGAAAGAGATAATGGACAAAAAAAGGTCTAATTTTTACCCTAATGGAGAGATAATTGATTATTCATTACCTCAATCATTCCATAAGAGTCTAACAAAAGAAGCCTGTGGCAACTGTGGTTTATACTCCAGCAGAAGATCGTTCTGTGGTAGATGGGGAAGTAAAGCTGTGAAAGATACTTATGTTTGCCACGAATGGAGAAAGAGATTCTTTAAAAGATAATGGTTAAAACATTAATAGTATTAATACTATTATTTGATGGAACTTTAGTAAAAGAAAAATTATATTTTGCTAAACCAGTTACAATTTTAGAATGTTTAGAATTTTCTGATCGGCATAGAGAAGAAATAGCTACTCACTTTTGGGTTAAAGATGTTATGAAATCTGGTTATTATCTAAATGATGGTAGAGGTACAGTTCAAGGATTTATTTGTTCAAATTAAGACCCTAGTATGATAAATGTCTTTTATGGACAAATACATTTACAAATTTTTAGATCTTATAGATAGATATACGTCATTTATTGGCAATCTATTTGCACCCAGATGTAAATGTAAAAGAAAGAAAAAAAAATGAATGATAAAATAGATATAGTTAAATATGGTAATTTAGACTTACCAGTACCTGATTGTAAAGTTTGTTTTACTAATAGACATGGAAAAAAATATAAGGTTGAATTAACTCGTTTGATACAAGTATTTAATAATAATGTTTGGAACAATAGTAAGAGTGTTAAATAAAAATGAATATAGATAAGTGCAAGGATTGTAATTGTGATTGTCATTGTAATGTTAAAGACCACCCTAATTCCAAAGGTGTTTGTCCTTGTGAAGATTGTAAATGTAAAGAAAAGAAATAATTTATGAGGTTAAATATGAACTACTATTTTACAGGTTGGTTAATTCTAGCATTAATTTTATTTACACTTTTTGTAAGTCCTCACTAATGAAGTTTTTATTAGTTATGTATATCTGCTCATCAGTTCTTGGAGATACTTCTTGTAAGCAAATAGAAGTAGAAATTTCACAGTTTAAAGATCATTACGAATGTGCTATAAATGGGTATAAATTTTCACAAGATACTCTATTAGGATTTGATAGAGAATTTATTAATAAACATAGGGCTTATATCAAGTTTATGTGTAAGGAACAGAATAACCAAGTATGAATAAGATATAAAAATGGATTTAAAAGATAAAATAGTAGGTTTAGCTTTAGCAGCTTTAATTGCATTAGTTGGTTGGAATTTAAAAGAAACTTGGACTATGAAAGAAGAAGTTTTTAAACTCAAACAAGGACAAATATTTTTATCTGAGCAGATGAAAAAGAATAATAATATTGTTAAACGTAATATTAGAAAACAAAATAAGAAAAATAAGAAGAAGAAAAATGATAACTGAAAAAACAATCATATTATTGCTTTTCCTAACTTTAGTTGGAGTGGGTTTAGCTGGTTGTAAAACTAATATTCTTAATACTGCTGTATGTCCTGATAAGACAAGTATAGAAATTGGAGTAACTGAAACAGATGCTAAAAACGATAAGTTACAAGAAAAGAAATCTATAACTCAAACTTGGAAATGGGGAAAGAAGAAGTGTAATGAAAGTTAATTCAAATACATCTGTGGATATGCCATTAAAGAATTTAATTGGAATTGTTTGTAGTGTTGCTGTTGGAGTGTGGGCATACTTTGGAGTAATAGAAAGAATCAATCTTTTAGAAACTGATAGTACATTAGTTAAAAAAGATTTATCAAAAGCAGTTGAGTTTTCAATAAAGTGGCCGCGTGGAGAATTAGGAAGTTTACCTGCTGATTCTGAGCAGTTCCTTTTAATCGAATCTTTGCTAGGTGATGTTGAATACATTCAATTAGAAATTAAAGAATCAAGACATAACGCAGTTAATATAAAAAGACTTCAACAAGATGTGGATAAAATTTTAGCAGCAATAGAAATTCTTAAAGACAAAGTAAGAAACAACGGCAGTAATGATTGAGGTAGTAGTAGCTTTGTTGATGATAGTTAATAACGAAATCAAAGAACATAGAATACAGCCCTCAATGAGTGAATGTTTAAAAGGTAAACGTATTGCTACTAGAGTTTATAATGCTAATGTACAATATCAATGTATCAAATCAAAAGCAGAAACAGAAATTTATATGGGTGAAAAATCAATTAAAAAACTTATATTATCTGAATAAACTAAATGAAAATATCCCTCACTAAACCTCAACTAGAGGTTAGTAGTTCTAAAGCTAGATTCAGAATATTAATATCAGGAAGAAGATTTGGTAAGACTTATCTTTGTATAACCGAGATGATGAAATATGCTACTCAACCTAATCAGAAAATATGGTATGTAGCACCAACATTTAAGATGGCTAAAGAGATCGCTTGGGCAAGTCTTAAAGAAATGCTTAATTCTTTTAATTGGATAGAAGATATTAACGAAACTACTATGACGATTAGAATAAGAAAATCTAATAGTACAATCTCATTAAAGGGTGCTGATAATTATGATAGTTTAAGAGGTAGTGGATTAAACTTTCTTATATTAGATGAATTTGCAGATATAGATAAACGAGCATGGTTTGAAGTATTAAGGGCTTCTGTTTCTGATACTTTAGGTAGAGTATTAATGTGTGGAACTCCTAAAGGCTATGGAAACTGGTCTTATGAAATGTATTTAAAAGGAAAGCAAGATGCAGAATGGGATAGTTACCAATACACTACTTTAGAGGGTGGTATAGTTTCAGCAGACGAAATAGAACAAGCTAAACAAGATATAGATATTAGAACTTTTAGACAAGAATTTGAGGGTACATTTGAGAACTATGCTGGTTCTGTTTATTACAACTTCCACCCAGTTGATAATGTTGTTAAGAAAACTATTGATTGGGAAAAACCTTTACATATAGGAATGGACTTTAATGTTGACCCTATGTCAGCTTGTGTAGGGCAAATGGAAAAAGATAAAATGTATTTTGTTGATGAAGTAATCATTTATGGAAGCAATACAGACGAAATGGTTCAAGAATTAAGAGATAGATATGGTACTAAAATACCAATCTTTATATATCCTGACCCAGCTTCTAAACAAAGAAAAACATCAGCTGGTGGAAGAACTGACTTATCTATTCTTCAAAATGCTGGTTTCAAAGTTAAAGTTAAAAATAAACACCCAGCAATTAGAGATAGAGTCAATGCTGTGAATAGTAGATTAAAAGATTCTACTGGAGTAAGGCATATTTTTGTTTCACATTCTTGCAAAACATTGATAAAAGGATTACAAAGACAGATATACAAAGAGAATACAAATATTCCTGATAAGGAAGATGGATTCGACCATATGAATGACGCACTAGGTTATATGATTGATTATTTAAAACCATTAACTACTCAGACAGTATTTAGTTCTCCTACAAGATGGACAATGAAATAATATGGCATACACAAGAGATTTAATCACAGAACTTCATAAAGATTATAAAGAAACAGTTTCAAATTGGGAATATTTTATTAGATCATATAATGGTGGCTTTGACTATACATCTGGGAAATATCTTAACAGATATAATTTAGAATTAGATACAGAGTTTAATCAAAGACTTTCTAATACTCCTTGTGATAATCATTGTAAAAACATTATTCAAATTTATTCATCATTTTTATTTAGAGTTAGACCGAGTAGAGATTTTGCAGATATGCAAGATGAATCTAGTTTAGAATCATTTTTAAAAGATGCAGATTTGAATGGTAACAACTTAAACTCAGTAATAAGACAAGCACAGAATTATGCGTCTATCTATGGTCATTGTTTTATGATTTTAGATAAACCTAATATTACGACAAGTACAAAAGCAGACGAACTAGATCAAGATATAAGACCTTATGTATCAATACTTACACCTGAAAATGTATTTGATTGGAACTACACAAGACAAGCTAATGGTAAGTATGAACTTGATTATTTAAAAGTAAGAGAAGAAGTTGATAGAGAGGGTGGACAATATTTTAGATTATGGTTTCCTGATAGGATTGATACAGTTTATCTTCCAAAGGATTCAGAACCTAGATTAATGGATACTGCCACAAACCTGATTGGCAAAATACCAGCAGTTATTTTGTACAATGCCAAATCTCATAAGAGAGGAATTGGTCAATCAGATTTAACTGATATAGCTGATCTTCAAAAATCTATTTATAATGAATATTCTGAAATGGAACAATTAATCAGATTAACAAACCACCCTAGTTTAGTTAAGACTCCTAGTGTAAATGCTAGTGCTGGTGCTGGTGCAGTTATAGAAATGCCTGATGAATTAGAACCAAACTTAAAACCTTATTTACTACAACCCTCTGGCCAGAACTTACAATCTATTATGGATTCAATTAAACACAAAGTAGATGCTATTAATAGAATTGCACATACTGGTGCAGTAAGAAGTACCAAGTCAGGTATTAGTTCTGGTGTAGCTTTACAAACTGAATTTGAATTACTTAATGCTAGACTATCTGAAAAAGCAGATAACTTACAATTAGCAGAAGAACAATTATTTAAACTATATGCACTATTTCAAAACACAAAATTTGATGGAGAAATTAACTATCCTGATTCATTTAACATTAGAGATTATGCTTCTGATCTTGCTTACTTCCAACAAGCTAAAGCATTAAACATTGGTTCTCCTACTTTTAATAAAGAAGTTGATAAAGAAATAGCTAGAGCAGTAATAGATGATGATTCAAAACTAAATGATATATTTGATGAGATAGATATTAAATCAGAAGTTGGAGAATTTACACAAGACGAAGTTCAAGAAGAAACAGTAGAAGAAGAACAGATATAAAAAAGGCGACCATTTCTGATCGCCTAATTACATAAGTTAGTGATTCTTTTTAGATTTTAAAGCAATAGAGTTAGGTCTATCAGATTTTTTAGAACGAATACTAACTATTAAAATATGTTCAAAATCAAAATAACAATATGTATCATCTTCAATTAGAACTCTATACCAAACTCCCTTGTGTTCTAATTTACCTTTAACACAAATTGATGGAATATAAGTATTTGAACCATCATTGTTATTTAAAGTATGACCTTCAATAGACCAATATACTCTAACAACTTTACCTACTAAATGTTGGTCAATAATATATTCTTGATATTCTTTTGAACCAACTCCACCATGCCCTTGAACACCACCTTTGTTAAGTGGGTCTAGGGTCTTATCTTCGAACACGATTAATTTATTAATCATTTTTTTTCTCTCCTTTTGTTATTTATATATATATTATACCACACCCACTTTTTGGAAATGCCCTAGAAGTTAGCAAAGTCAATAAAGGCAAGAATAAAAAAAAATAAGTCGCCACCATCAAACAAACTAAATGCACTTAAATAAAAGAAAAGGCTTTTTTTGTTTTTTGAGTTTTTGTTTTTTTTATGATAAAGACTTGTATATGGCAGATATAATTCAAAAAACTACCCAATACCGAATCAAGCAAATAGAACTTGCCGAAGCAGAATTTTATAAAACATTAATCAAAACATTAGACAATATAGAGCAAGAAGTAGTATCACTTGCTGGAAAATTACCTTTAACAGATGGAAAACTAATAGAACTACAAGCTGCTATTGCTATAAGACCTCAAATAAAAGCTATACTTGAAAGAGAATATTTAGCATGGTCAGATACAGTTGTTAGAGATGGTTTTAATAAACAAGCTAAAAGAATTGAGAAAACATTTAAAAGAATTGGTAATATACCTATTGAATTTCAGGAATTAACTAAAGGAGATTTATCTTTAATACAAAATCTAAAGCAACAATACTTTACACAGTTTAAAGATGTATCTAATACATTCACAAGAAAGTTATCAGAAAAGGTTTATCAGAATACGTTAATAGGTTCTGATTTTACAGTATTACAAAAAGAATTAAGACAAACAATCAATGGAATCTATGCAAGTTCAGATGATGTAGAAGCACAGAAATTAGTTGATTATATAAATAAAAATAAGTTTAATAAATCAAAACAATCAGAAGTTGATAAAGCAGTTCAATCATTACAATCTAAATTTGCTAGAGATCGTACTGGAGAGAACATGAAACGATATGCTGGGCAGATTTTAAATGATTCTTTAAGGGATTTTGACGCAACTCTAAACTTTAACAAGTCAAATGATGCTGGTTTAACTTATGTAAAATACTATGGAGATGTTATTCCAACTACTAGACAGTTGTGTAGAAGTGTAGTAAGTGGAGTATATAACAAAAGACAAGGTGGGCTTTTTACGATTGACGAAGTTAGTAGAATTTGGTCAAGCACAAGTTGGAAAGGTAAGAAGTCTGGTAATCCTTTAATAGTTCGAGGGGGTTATAATTGTCGACACCAATGGAGTTATGTCAATCCTGATTGGTATAATAAAGCTGGAGAACTAATAATATAAACTAATAAGGAGTCTTAATGACGAAAGAAACAGAGGTAGTTCAACCGAAAAACGAACAAACAGAAGTACCAAAAGAAGAAGTAAAAGTAGAAACACCAAAACAACAAACTTTTACACAAGAACAATTAGATAACATAATCAAAACAAGATTAGATGCTGAACAAAGAAAGCATGATAAGAAACTTCAAGAAGAAGAATCTCATAAATCTGAAATCATAAAAGAACAGCAATTAAAAGAAGCAAAATCTAAAGCTGATATTGAAAAGATTATGCAAGATAGATTATCTGAAAAAAACGAAGAAGTTAATAAATATAAAAATCAGATTAAAAAAGAAAAAGTTGATAATTCAATTCTATCTATTGCCAATGAAAATAAAGCAATTAATGCTGGACAAGTCGTATCTTTACTTAAAAATGAAGTAAAATATAATGATGATGGTAGAATAGAAATTCTTGATAATAATTCTAATGTAAGATATAACACAAAAGGAGAACTATTAACGATAGAAGATAGAGTTAAAGAGTTTTTAGATAGCAACCCACACTTCCGACAAGGGTCACTGTCTGGTTCAGGAAGCCAGAGTGCTATTGGTGGTAATACTGTTAAACCCTTTACATTACAGGATTTAGATTTAACTAAAGCAGAAGATCGTAAAGCCTATTCTGATTATAGGAAAAAACGAGATACTGGTGCAGTTAAGTTAAACTTAAACAAATAACTTAATAAGGAATAAAATATGTCTAACGAAACAACAAGTTCCACACTATCGGAACTATACACAGAGATAGTAGCAGAAGCACAATTTGTAGCTTCTGAAAAATCTATCATGAGAAACCTAGTTAAAAACTATGCGATTTCTGGTGGTGGAAAAGTAGTTGAAGTGCCAGTTTATGCAGCAGTAAGTGCAGCAGCAGTTGCAGATGCGACTGATTTGGCAAACACAGCAATCGACCCAACATCAGTAAGTATTACTGCATCAGAAGTTGGTGTTATGACTACTCTAACTGATTTAGCAAGAAACTCTGCACCAAGAAATGTTGCAGCAGATATTGGTAAATTATTTGGTGAAGCATTAGCAATTAAACAAGACGCAGATTTAACTGCTTTGTTTGATGGTTTTAGTGTTACATTAGGAGATGGTTCAGCAGCAATAAGTGCAGCTGTATTATTTAATGCTCTTTCTACTTTAAAAGAAAACGCATTATCTACTGATGAGTGCAACGTGGTACTACACCCTAAAATCGCTTATGATTTAAAATCTACAATGACTAATACCTTTGCTGGATTATCAACAGACAGTTCTAATGAAGCCCTAAGATCAGGCTTAATTGGTAGAATAGCTGGAATGAATGTTTATGAAACTTCAAACATGGCTAATACTGGTACTGCTGGTGATTATAAAGGTGGTGCGTTCCATAAAGACGCATTGGCTATAGCTATGATGCAAGATGTTAAAATCGAAACTCAAAGAGATGCTTCTCTAAGAGCAGACGAGATTGTAGCAACTTCTGTATATGGTGTTGGAGAAATCCATAACTCATACGGAATAGAGTTACATTACGATTCATCTATCCAAGCATAGTTTGAATAATTTGTGAGGGCTAGAAATAGCCCTTACATTAACTTAAAAAGGAAAACACAATGGTACAATTAGTACAAGATAAATTATCAAAAATTAAATTACAAAAAGGCAATAGAATTATTGAGAGAACTTTAATCGACTATGAAACTAATATCAAAGTATGGGAGTTTAGAGGTTTCAAACCAGTACAAGATGTTGTAAAAGAAGTTAAAGAGGTTCAACAAGAAAATGTTGTAGAACTTAAACCTAAAAAGAAAAAAACAAAGAAGAAAAAAGATGAATAAACTAATTAAACTTAAATTAAAGAAATGGTGTAAATGGGTGTGGATTAAAGCTAAAAATAATCCTATGTACTCAATCCCTTTAGCTATTCTAATAATTTATCTACTAGTAAAGTAATATATGGCTAATTATACTGGTGCAAATGTTGTAGTAGCTGCTGACATAACAAAGTATCAACCTGATGCCTTTGATTTTGGTGTTTCATCAACTTCAACAGAAACAGCAAACTTCTTTGCACAAACTACTAATGATATATTAAGAGAATTAAGAGCCAAATGGTTTCCAGTATATAAAAATAATATTTATACAGATATTACATCATTACAAACTGCTGAAATGGATAATACGAAAATTAATTTAGATCAGTTTGAACGTGCTGGTGTTTATCTATTTTTATCAAGATTCTTTTTACCAGCATTAACTAAATTTAGACCAGAAACAGATAAAGATAGGTTTGAAAGAATGAGTGAATTTTATTCTTCTGAATATGCAAAAGAAATGAGATCAATATTAGAAGATGGTGTTGAATATGATAGTGATGATTCTGCTAGTATATCTGTTGGAGAAAGAGAAGTTTTACATGGGTATAGACGATTAACTAGATAATGGTTGTATCAGTAAAAATTAAAACTAATACCGAGTTCCTTAAAACAAGATTAAAAAAAGTAGAGAGAAAAATTAAAAGCATTATTGAAAAAGGAATACTACAAGGTGGTTTTCAATTATTAGATATTATCAGAACTAAAACTGCTAAAGGAATGGACTTTAGAGATAGACCTTTTGCACCTTATTCACAAGGCTACTTAAAACATCTACAAAAAAAAGGCTATCCAACAAAAGTAGATTTATTTTATTCTGGTAGAATGTTGGGTGCTTTAACTCCTAGTGGAAAAACAGTTAGAAAAACTGGAACAAATAAGGTATCAGTAGGATTTAGTAATAGCCAAATGCTTAAAAGAGCAGTATTCAATCAAGTATTAGGTAAAACAAAACGTGAATTTTTTGGATTTAATGATAGAACTGCTAATATAATAGGCAGACAATTTAATAAATTTGTAGCCAAAGAATTTAGGAAAGCAAGAATATGAGCATAAGAGAAGATATAGCATCAAACTTACTGACAGTTATTTCAAATATATCTAGTCCAGATATTAAGAAAGCTACAAGACAACCTTTCTTGTTAGACGAATTATCTATGCAACAATACCCAGCAGTTATAGTTCAAACATCAGAAGAAAATCGAGATGATAGTGAACTTGGTAGTGGTGCTAAAACAAGACATGGAACTATTGATTTTGTAATACTAGGCTTTGTTAAAGGTGCAGAAGATAATATAGATACTGCTAGAAATACTTTAATTACAGCTATTGAAACTGCAATAGAAACTGATATTACCAGAAATGGTAAAGCACTTGATTCGGAAGTTATACAAGTAGAAACTGACGAGGGTTCTCTATTTCCAGTAGGTGGAATAAAAATGACAATTAGATGTATGTATGAATATCAATCAGGAACACCATAAGGATAAGTTATGAAAATAGAAAAAACATTAGATAAAATTTCAAAGAAAGTAAATCAGATAGAAAAATTTCACGATAAGGAGTCTTTACTTTGTGAGGAAGTAAAAGATTTAGTTGAAGAAATTAGAGAAAATTATATTGATGAATCAGAACATGATAAATGGGAAGAAACTGATAATGATGAATTAGATGATGATTTAGATGAAGATGAAGAAGATATTGACGAAGAAGATGAAAAGTAATAAAAGGACTTATGGCTAAAGACATAAAACTATATAAAGGCGATTCAGAGATTACGATTAATGAAACTAACCTTGAACATTTTTTAAGTTTAGGTTATAAGGAAGAACAAAAGCAACCAACGAAAATTAATAAGGATAAAAAATGGCAACACATCACGGAAAAGAAGGACAAGTAAAAGTCGCTGGTACAGCTTGTGGCGAACTAACTGGATTTACAATAGAAACAACTGGAGATGTAGTAGAAGATACTGCTTTAACAGACTCAACTAAATCATTTATAACTGGAAGAACTTCATTTTCAGGTACTTTAGAAATGCACTTTGATGAAGGTTCGGCTCAACAAGAAGCCTTACTTGCTGGTGCATCTATTGCTTTTATTTTATTACCAGAGGGTGCAACTTCTGGAGATGCAAGTTATACTGGAACAGGAATTATTACTGGTATGAGTATTAATAATACAATAGACGCAGTAATTTCAAGATCAGTTACTTTTCAAGGAACTGGTGCTTTAGCAGTATCAACTGTATAATCTAATTTATGTTGATTATCGATAGGGTTAAATCCCATTTTGAGACTCTTAAAACTATTACAATCGAAGTAGAACAATGGAAAGACGAGCATGGAAATGCTAGTATATTCTATTCAGAACCTGTAACCCTTGAAGAAAAAAACATTATCTTTAAAAAGTCTAATAACTTTCAAGACTTAACTATCCTAGTTGATTTACTTATAATGAAACTAAAAGTTAAAGATGATAAGGGAGAATTAATTAAAGCATTTGATGTTAATGATAAATTTGCTTTAAGAAAAAAAGCAGATTCAAATATTATAGGTTTTATTGCTAATAAAATACTTGCAGACACAAGTCAAGAGGAAGCCGAAAAAAAGTAGATAGCGACCCTGAAATAAGGTCGCTTTTAGTAGTAGCAGACAGACTCCACATTACAATTCAACAAGTATTAGATATGCCAGTAAGTCATTATAATTTATGGTTAGCCTACTTGAAAAAAGAGCAAGATCAGTATAAAAGAAATCAATCACTAGCAGAAGCAAAGAATTATAAATAATGGCACAAAAACTTAAAATAGACATTGTAGCAAAAGATAAGTCCAAACAAGCCCTAACAGGAGTTAGAGGTGGTTTAGATAGACTTAAAAAATCTGTGTTTAGCTTACAAAGTGCTTTTATTGGTTTAGGTGCTGGACTTGCTATTAGATCATTAGTTAATACAGGAAAACAAATTGAGGGATTACAAGTTAGATTAAAATTCTTATTTGGAAGTGCTAAAGAGGGTGCAAAAGCCTTTGATGAAATGGCAAAGTTTGCTTCTAAAGTTCCTTTCTCACTAGAAGAAATTCAAGCTGGTTCAGGTGTTCTTGCAGTTGTTTCTAAAGACGCAAAAGAACTTGCTAACCTTATGGAAATTACTGGTAATGTTGCAGCTGTAACAGGACTAGATTTTAAAACTACAGCAGAGCAAATACAAAGATCAATGAGTGCTGGTATTAGTGCAGCTGATCTATTTAGAGATAGAGGTGTTAAATCTATGTTAGGATTTAAAGCTGGTGCAGTAGTAACAATAGAACAAACAGCAGAAGCACTTCAAAAAACATTTGGTAAGAGTGGAAAATTTGGTGGTGCAACAAAAGAATTAGCAAACACATTTGAGGGTACTCTATCAATGATAGGGGATAAATTTTTCAATTTTAAAAGAACATTATTAGATGCTGGTTTTTTTAATGAATTAAAAAGACAATTTGGCGATCTAAATAAAGAACTAGAATTACAAGCAAAATCATTAGATGAAGTAGCAACTAAAATAGGTAAGAATTTAGCAGAAGCAGTAATAGTTGGGGCAAAAGCTATTAAAGTTCTTAATGATAATTTTAAAGAAATAGAAGCTACATTAGGAATATTACTTATTGCATTGGGTGGAACATTAAAATTTCTAATTGGTATAGCAGCATTAATAGATTCAGCTAATAGAAATTTAGAAAAATTTAGAAAAATTGCAACAGATATAAAAAGTCCTTTTGACAAAATTAGAAAAAGAACAGAATTTATTCATGTAAATATGAGAGAGATAACTGGGGAAGCAAAAAAAACAAAATCTGTAATGGAAGAAATAACATCACAAATTAAAAAACACAATGATGCTTTTAAAATTCAAAATGAAATAGTTAAGATGATAAAAGGTGGTGTAAGTAGTGTTTCAAAAAGTATTGCTGAATCTATAGTATTAGGTAAAGAACTAACTGCTTCATTTAAAGCATTAGCACAACAAATATTAGTGAATATTATTTCTAAAACTATTGAAAGATTAGCTTTACTTGGAATAGAAAAATTATTATTAGGAGAGATTGTAAATAAAGAAGCAGAAAAAGATAATCTAATTAGAAAACAAAACACTAATCTAAAAAGACAAATAATGCTTAATGCTCTAACTGGTGGTGGTGGCAATATAATGAGTATGTTTGGTGGTGGTAAAGCAAGTGGTGGTGCAGTATCAAAAGGACAACCAACACTAGTAGGAGAAAATGGTGCTGAAATGTTTGTACCAAATTCATCAGGACAAATTACTCAATCAGCTAGAGGAACTGATGGTGGAAGTACAACAGTTAATTTTAATATTAATACAGTAGATGCTAGAGGATTTGACGAACTATTAACTCAAAGTAGAGGAACAATAACACAATTAATTAATCAAGCTGTTAATGAGAGAGGTGCGAAAAGTATTATATAATGTCAGGTGCTTTCCCTATATCAACTGCAAAATTTGGAACTTTAGGAATAAAGTCTATTCAGAATACTATTATATCTAAATCAGTATCAGGTAAAAGATTAGTTAGACAAATAGATAATCAAAGATGGGCATTTTCAGTTCAAATAATTACTGCAAAAAGATCAGATGTTTATGGTGATTTAATGGCTTTTATTGTTAAACAAAGAGGTCAAAAAGAAACCTTTACAATCATTCCACCAGAACTTGAAGATGCTAGAGGTAATGAAGCTGGAACAGTATTAATAGATGGTATTCACGCAGTAGGAGATACAACAATCGTTATGAATGGTTTTGGTGCAGATGGTGCTGGAAGATTTAAAGCTGGAGATTTCTTAAAGTTTGCTTCACATAATAAAGTTTATATGGTTGTTGCAGATGTAACAAGTTCAAGTAATGCTGCAACAGTTACAATAGAACCACCTTTACTTACAGCACTAGCAAATGATGGAGTAGTTACTTATGATAATGTTCCTTTTACAGTATCTTTAACAACTGATGTTCAAGAATTTGGAGTATCTGGTACAGATAAAGATGGAAATTTATATTATGAATACCAATTTGATGTTGAAGAAGCCTTATAGATGAAATATAAAGTCAAGTATTGGTTTAGTGTTGATTTTTTAGCTGAAGAAATAATTGAAGCTGATGATTTTAATACTCAATCTTTTAATCAAGGCAAATATAGTGACCCATCTAAAAATGCTAATTATATTGTTAATGATAAAATTAAAGTAACTAGAAGAACATTCGAGGAACATGACGAGAAGCCTGACAACAGCATTAAAGAACGAACTAGCAACAAATGATATTAGACCATTCCATCTTATTACAATTGGGTTTGGTACTCCTATTAATATTACAGATTGTTCATTTCCATTAACATCTTCTATATCAGGTGGTTCAGTTACTTATGCAACAAGTGATTTTATATTAGGTTTTTCTAATTTTACAGAACAAGCAGATGTAACTAAATCAAGTTTAACAATATCTTTATCAGGTGCAGATCAATCATTTATATCAATTTGTTTAAATGAAAATGTAGTTAATGATGCTGTAACAATTTATAGAGGTTTATTAGCTGATGATAATTCTATTATTGCAGACCCATTTCTTTTGTATTCAGGTAACATAGAAAGTTTTTCTGTTAATGAATCTGAAACTTCTAGTACAGTTAATTTAGCAGTAGTATCTCATTGGGCAGACTTTGATAAAAAGAATGGTAGAAAAACAAACAACACTTCACAACAAAGATTCTTTAGTGCAGATGTAGGAATGGATTTTAGTTCTGAAACAGTGCAAGATGTTAAATGGGGTAGAGCATAATGGGGTGGGGTGGTATTGGAAAGATTATTAGTGCTGTTTTTAATTATGCTGCCAAGATAAATCCTATTGTTGGTTTAGTTATTAGTATTGGACTAGCTTGGTTAATGCGACCTAAAGTTCCTGAAATTCCAGACTTTGGTACTAATGATTTTGATAATTACGAAAAAGGAATCTTATTAAACAAACAATCTAATGACGCAAACATTCCTGTAATTTATGGAACAAGAATGATTGGTGGAACTAGAGTGTTTATGGAAACTTCTGGTACAGATAACACTCATTTATACATGGCAATAATTTTATCAGAGGGAGAGATTAACGATATAACTTCAATTAAAATAGATGATAAAACTGTAACTTGGTCAGGCGATCTATCAGACAATGTTCAAAGAACAGTAGGAAGTGGAGATAGTAATTTTTATAAAGATTCAGCAAGTTTAATTACAGTTGAACCACATTATGGAACAGATGGACAATCTGCATCATCATTATTATCAACATTATCTAGTTGGGGAAGTACACATAAACTATCAGGTCTTTCTTATTTAGCTTTAAAATTTACTTGGAATCAAGACGCATTTACTGGAATTCCAAAAGTTCAATCAATAGTACAAGGTAAAAAAGTAGTAGCTTATACAGAGGGTACAGATGCAACAACAACTCTATCAGCTAATATTACAGCAACTCAAGATTACATTCCAGTTGCATCAACAAGTTCATTTACAACTACAGATGAAGCAAAAATTAATAATTCTGAAGAAGTGACATTTACTGGTATCACTACAAATTTACAAGTGTATTCTCAAGACATTGATAATGCTGCTTGGTCAAAAAGTAGAGTAACAGTAGCAGCTAATAGCACAACTGCTCCAGATGGGACAACGACAGCAGACACACTAACAACAACTACAGCAACTGGTGGTCATCTTATTTATGATTCACTTGGTAGTACAGTAGGAGCATATGCTTATTCAGTATATCTTAAAGCAAATGCTTCGAATTTTGGATTTATAGGTCAATATGATGGTTCTAATTATAATGGAATAGTTGTCAATTTATCTACTGGAGCAATAACGGATACCTCAGGAAGTGTAACATCTTCAAGTGTTGAAGATGTTGGTAGTGGTTGGTATAGATTAAAATGTGTTAAAACTTTTAGTACAAATCCTAGTTATATACTAATCGCTCTGAGTGATTCAGGAACACCCAGCTATACCAGTGGTAGACCTAATTTTACAGGTGTTGATGAATCAATTTTTGTTTGGGGTGTGCAAGTAGAAGAGGCATCTTCTGTTACAGGATATTTACCTACAACTTCTGCATCTTTATCTGGATTAACTACTGTAACTAGAGGTCAAGCTGGAACTACAGCTACAACAGCTAGTAGTGGACAAACTGTTCTTCAAAAAAGTTTCTCTGCTCAAACTGCTGCTTATTCTGATAACCCATCATGGTGTTTATTAGATTATTTAACAAACGCAAGATATGGAAAAGGTTTAGCAATAGGAAATATTGATATACCAAGTTTTTATACTGCATCAGGCATTTGTGATACAGATGTTACAGCTTATGGTTCAACTACAATAGATGTAATGGATTGTAATGCTGTTATAGATACATCAAGTCCTGTTATAGATAATGTTAGAGAATTTTTAAAAGGTTGTAGAGGTTATCTTCCTTATGTTGGTGGAAAATATAAGTTAATTGTTGAAACAACAGGCTCATCATCAATCACAGTTACAGAAGATGATATTATTGGTGGTTATACTTTAGCAAGTCCAACTAAAAATTCAAAATATAATAGAGTAATTATTTCTTATGTTAATCCATCAAGAAATTATCAAGTTGATGAAGTACAATTTCCTGAAATAGATGATAGTGCATATTCAGCAGCAGATAAACACGCAGCTATGAAAACAGTTGATGGTGGATTTTTGTTAGAGGGAAGATTTGATATGAAAACAATAACAAGTCCATATCAGGCTTTAGAACTAGCAGAAGTTATATTAAGAAGATCAAGAGAAGCATTAGGTTTAACAATCAATGTTAGCTTTAGTGCTTATGATGTAGCAATAGGAGATATTTTAGGAGTAACACATTCTAGTCTAGGATTTACTAATAAACAATTTAGAATATTAGGAATTAATTTTAATGCTGATTTCACATTAGGTTTAGACTTAATGCAGCACGAAGATTCACATTATACATGGGCTACAAAAACACAAGTATCATCAACTCCATCTACTAATTTACCAAACCCATATACTATCCAACCACCAGCAAGTGTTACATTAGATGATGAATTAATTGAATATAATGATGGAACTGTAATTGTAGCTTTAAATGTAACTGTTGGTGCAAGTACAGATAAATTTGTGGACTATTACCAAGTGGAATATAAATTAAGTACAGATTCAGATTATATTATTTATGCACAAGGTTCAGGATTAAATCATAGAGTCTTAAATGTAATAGATCAAAAAATTTATGATGTAAGAGTTAAAGCTGTCAATGCTATGGGTGTATCATCAACTTATGTAACAGCAACAAGAACTATAATTGGTGCTATTGAACCACCACAAGATGTTGAAGATTTTGCGTGTAATATTTTAGGACAAGAAGCACATTTATCATGGACACAAGTACCAGATTTAGATTTAGCTTATTATCAAATTAGATATTCTTCTTTAACAAATGGAAATGGAGATTGGGCAAACTCGGTATCTTTAGTTGAAAAAGTTTCTCGCCCAGCTACCAGTATTAACGTACCAGCTAGGATCGGAACTTATTTATTAAAAGCAGTTGATAAACTAGGAAACTTTAGTTCTAACGCAACAGCTATTATTTCTAATGTTACAGGGGTTCAAAATTTTAATAATATTACATCAGTATCAGAACACCCTGATTTTGATGGAACATTAACAAATACAGCAATAGTAGATGATACTTTAAGATTAGATTCATCAGAATTATTTGATGCAGCTGCTGGAAATTTTGATACAGAAACAACTAGATTTTTTGACTCTGGTGTAGCTAATGCAGATTTCTATGCAAGTGGTAATTATTTATTTGCAGATGTAGTTGATATAGGTGCTAAACATACTTGCCGACTTACAGCTAGTTTAACACAAACTTCTGATGACCCAGACGATTTATTTGATAATAGAACAGGATTATTTGATTCTGCTTCTTCTGCTTTTGATGGAGATACACCATCTAACTCTAATGCTCATATTGAGATTTCAACAAGTGATGATAACTCTACTTATACAGCTTTTCAAAACTTTGTTATTGGTAATTATACTGCTAGATATTTTAAATTTAGAGTTGTTTTAACTTCAAGTGATTTAGCTTCAACTCCTGTAGTAGAAGAAGTATCAATTACAATAGATATGGAAGATAGAATATTTAGTGGAAATGATATAACATCAGGTGCAACAACTAAAACTGTATCATTTACAAACCCTTATAAAACTGTTAATTATGCAGTTGGAATTACAGGACAAGGAATGGCAACGGGAGATTTCTTTTTAGTAGAGTCAAAAACTATTAATGGATTTAACGTAACATTTAAAAATTCAGGTGGAACATCAGTATCTAAAACATTTGATTATATTGCAAAAGGGTACTAGCAAAAGGGTACTAAAAAGGATATAAGAAAACATTATGGCACAACACGATTATAACATAGCAAACGCATCTTTTCCTACAGTTAGAACAGACATAAACAATGTTTTGTCTGCTATTAATACTTGTAATTCAGGTTCTTCAAGACCTACTGGTGCTGTCGCTGGAACGATTTGGTTAGATACTTCTGGTGCTGCAACTGCACATCTTTTAAAATTTTATGATGGTGCTGCTGATATTCTTTTAGGAACTATTAACACAACAGCTAACACAGTTGATTGGTCAGACTCTAGTGTAACTTTAGCTGATGATTCTGTTACTTTAGCAAAAATGGCTAGTGGTACAGATGGCAATATTATTTCTTATGATGCTTCAGGAAACCCAGTTGCAATAGCAACAGGAAGTGATGGACAAGTATTAACATCAACTGGTGCTGGTTCTCCACCAGCTTTTGAAAATACAATTTTATTTAAACAAGCTGGAACAAATTTTACAAATTCTTTATTAGTTGGTCATGCAACAACAGGAACTTTAAGTTCAGCAGATGCAAATACTGGATTGGGTATTGGTGCATTAGATGCACTTAGTTCAGCAGATGAAAACACATCTATTGGTTATAATTCTGGATCACAAATTACTACATCAAAAAAAAATACAGCAGTTGGGGCTTCTGCGTTAGCATCTCAAACAACAGGCGATAGTACAAATGGATATAATACAGCTTTTGGAAGAAGTGCATTACAATTAACTACTGGACAATATAATACTGGACTTGGTGGTG